TCCATCGGAACTCCTCCGCGAGCGGGAATCTAACCACACAACCAGACCGAGAACAACCTGAAAGGCAGGCCGATGTCGCTTGTCACCCAGAACTTTTACGCCTCCGACAAGGACACCGCCGAGCGTCTTTGTCGAATTGAAGAAAAGCTCGGCACCATTCTCTCAAAATTGGAGACGTTCAAAATGTCGTTCGAAGACCTCAAGGCTGCGCAGGACGCTACCGATGCGAAGATCGACGCCGTGAAGGCCGACATCGTTCTGTTGATGGAAAAGCTCGCTGCCATTCCCGTTCCCGGCATGACCCCGGAGCAGGAAGCCATGCTGGCCGATGCCGTCGCGCATGCCAACGCTATCAACGAGAAGCTTGGCGCCATCGACGCCATGAACCCGTAATGGGAACGGCACGAAAGGTCGGCGGCGCATCGGGCGCCGCCGTTATCACGTTAGCTGCTGCCTTCATCATGCCGTGGGAAGGTTTGTGGACGACGGCCAAAGTGGACACGATCGGAACCGGGCGGCCGATTACCTGGTGCTACGGGGAAACTATCGGCGGCGCCAAGGTTGGCGACAAGTTCACCCCGCAGCAATGCAGCGATCTGCTCAAGAAGCGGCTTCCTCAATATGCTGACGCGATTGCCCCCTGCATCAAGGTTCCAGTCTCAGACAAGACGCGCGCCGCCTTCATCTCCTTTAGTTACAACGTGGGCTCGGCCGGCTTCTGCCGATCTAGCGCGGCGAAGAAGCTAAACGCTGGCGACGCTCACGGCGCGTGTGATGCGCTGATGCAGTGGACCAAGGCTCAAGGCCGCGTCGTCAAGGGTCTCGTCAACCGTCGGAGCGCCGAGCGCAAGCTTTGCCTTGAGGGCATTAACGAACCCGCTCCCCAGCCGGTGGAGCAACAAGCTCCGAGTTTCCGGCAGAAAATCCAACTCTACATTCGCACCATCCTGAAAGGATAACCCATGTTCGCAGTTATTGACATCTTCTGGTTCGTCGCAGGCGGAGCCGTCATCTGGTTTTTCCGAGAGCCCGTCACCGTTTGGTATAAGGGCGCCGAGGATCAGATCGGCAAGCTCAACGATAAAATCCAAGCGCTTAAAGCCAAGCTCTGATGTGGGCAACGCTTGCGGGCATCCTTGGTGGCCCGATCATCAGCGGATTGATTGCCGCATACAAGGCCAAGCTCGACGCCGGCAACACTGCAGACAAGATTGCTGCGGACCTCGCCGAAAAGGATCTGGAGCTTCAGGGCCGCGAGCGTGAGCTAAACGTCCAGCAGAATATCGCTGACGAGGGAAGGTGGTGGACTGCGGCTCCTCGCGCGATCATCTGCTGGTCGATGGCTCTGTACGTCGGGAAGGTTGTTGTCATCGATACTGTTCTTGGCTGGGGGTCAACCGCCGCGCTCAAGGGCGCGATGGCTGACGCCTTTAGTACCGTGCTAGTTGCCTACTTCGGTGGAAGAACGATTGAGAAAGTCGCTCGCATCTTCCGGCCTCGGTAAGTGCGTCCAAAGCCTTCCGGCTCGGATGCCGAAAACTACCGATCTACCGATATCGTATCTCTTCATAAGAGTGCCGATTGGTACGTCAACGGCATCGCGGATGGCCATTGCGTCTTCCGCGGTTAGTTTGGAACTCGGATTGCTTACTCCCGGGTGTCCTACACGAGCCCGGCGCCCCTTGATGGTCATATCGGCGAGGTTGTCAGCCGAGGTGCCCAAGAAAAGATGCTCGGGGTTCACGCAGATCCGGTTGTCGCACTGGTGGCAAACAAGCATCCCGTTTGGGATGGGGCCGCAATGGAGTTCATAGCTAACACGGTGCGCGCGTTTATTGCCTCCAGCGCGCCCACCAACGCCAAAGGCGCCGTAGCCGTCTCGGTATCTGCCTGCCGTCCACTCCCAACACTCCGTTTCGGTGTTGATTTTGAACTTGGCTAAGAACCGAGGCAGCAGCGGTTGGAATTTTGCGACCATTGGAAACCCCTTCAAATCAAGGGACATCACTACCATGAAGCGAGTAAAAAAGGAATCACAATGAGGATACTGGCGATAGCGGCGGCTGTTGCGTTGATGGTTGGTGGGTGTGCCCACATGCCGGCTCAGCCTCAAGTCAACCGAACGACAAAAGCCGATAAGTACGCGGCATCGAAGAAGGTAGTCCCGGCTCCAATGCCGACGCCCAACCAGGCGGTGCAGAAACGCTGGTTTCCTAAGTTCAAGATCAAGTGGATTCACTGATGGGCGACGATATGGAGCGCTCCATGGGCCGGGTAGAGGCCAAGGTCGATCTTCTTCTGGAGCGTACCGGCGTCTTTGAAAAGCGCATCAGCGCCGTTGAGAAAAAGGTCTGGTACGCGTCCGGTGCGTCAGCCGTTCTGGCGTTCATCGCAACTCATCTTCTGGGGAAACACTGATGTTCAAGCTAATCGCAATTCTGTTCTTGGCCGCGAGTCCAGAACCCGTTGGTGTCATGGAGTACAAGGGCAGGGACTTTCTTTCCGAGAAGGCGTGCATGGAATTTGTGAAAAGCGCCGACAGAAAGAAGTTGATGAAAGCCGCCGTAGACGCGGCAAAAACAAAATCCGCCACTGTCAAGTTTGCTTGCGCCGAACCAAAGGCCAAGAAGAACGAAGACAACACGATCTGATGCCGGACCTCCGGTTCTGGTTCTCCTTTGTGGTGGCGTTCACCATCGTTGTTGGAGTGCTGATGGTTGGCGCGGCCATCCATGAATACTGGCTTTGGAAGAGGGGAAAATGACCGCTGAAGACCGGATGAAATCGGCGCTGAAGATATTTGTTCTCGCTGCTGTTGTCGTCATTGTTTTGATTGCGGGGCTGATCGCGGCGCTGGCTCACGACGAAAACCCCGACCACGACGCCTGGTACGGATCTCTAATGCAGCCGGACAACCCAAGTGCGTCATGCTGCGGGTTGGCAGATGCTTATTGGTGCGACGATTACTTCGCTCGCGAAGGCAAGGCATATTGCAGGATCACGGATGACCGTGACGACGCCCCGCTGAAGCGCCCGCATATCGACATAGGAACAGAGTTCGAAATCCCGCCCTATAAGCTAAAGTTCGATCGCGGGAATCCCACAGGTCACGCCGTTATCTTCGTTAATACCGCCGGCCATGTGTGGTGCTACGTCCAAGCAGGCGGTGTCTGAGTGGCTGCCAAAACCTGCTCTGACGAAGAGTTTGTGAGGCTATTTCAGGCACTAGGCGCAACAGACACCGCAAGGCAATTGGGGTGTAACGAGAGGGCGGTCTATAGGCGCCGTGCCAATCTGGCGAGATATGAATCCATCACGTCGCCGACCAAGCAAACTGCCACGAAAGAATACTCCCATCGGGCACGGCTTGATTGCAACAACGGTCTTGTTCTTGTTGGCAGTGATTTTCATATTTGGCCTGGTAGTGAGTCTGTTGCGCTCCGGGCGTTCAAGAAACTAGCGAAGGAACTGAAGCCAGCCGCCGTTATCCTCAATGGCGATGTGCTGGACTTCCCAAAAATATCCCGTCACCCGCCGATCGGCTGGGAAAGCGCTCCGTCTCCGGTTGAGGAGATCGAGGCGGCGCAGGATCATCTAAACGATATCGTTCAAGCTGTCCCCCGCGCGTGTCGCAAAGTATGGACCTTGGGCAATCATGACGCCCGGTTCGAGACCCGCCTAGCCACTGTGGCAAGCGAGTATCGCAACATCAAGGGCATTCACCTATCCGACCATTTCCCACTTTGGGAGAAGGGTTGGAGCGTGTGGATCAATAACGAGGTGGTCTGCAAGCATCGCTGGAAAGGTGGCGTGCACGCCACTCACAACAACGCTGTAGGCTCCGGCAAAACGATGGTGACCGGCCATCTGCATTCGCAGAAGGTCTCGCCATTCACGGACTACAACGGTACGCGATACGGCATCGATACCGGATGTATTGCTGATCCTGATCATAAGGCTTTCACCGATTACACTGAGGACGGCCCAAAGAATTGGGTGTCCGGGTTTGCCGTGCTCAAGTTCAAGGACGGCCGGCTGATGCAGCCCGAGCTGTGCTCCGTGTGGTCGGAAAATTCTGTACAATTTAGAGGTGAGGTGATAAAAGTCTGAGCGGGCCGACGCACTGTTTCAGCAATGCGCCAGCCCTAACCAAGCCAACCTGTTGCGAGGTCAGACTGTGGCTAAACAGACTCCTATCACGCCTTGGTTTGGCGTGCCAAGCAATCGTCAAGAAGCGCTTCGGATCGGTCACCCGCACTACTTCACGGGGAAGCCGTGCATCCACGGCCATCTATCCAATAGGGATTCTAAGGACAGGAAGTGTCTTCAATGCGAGCTTATCTTCGTTCGCAAGCGGGCTCATAGGCCAGAAATCAAAGCGAAATTCTTAGTTTGGTCCAGAGCAAACAAGGACAAGCGCAGGTCGGCTCATAAAAAATCGCGCATTAAACATCGTGAAAAAGTTCTGGGTCGCATGCGGGATTGGTATGCCCGCAATAAAGAAATCCAGTCTGAGAAGCGAAAGATATGGGCGGCGGCGAATAAACCAAAGATTTACGCCCACAACGCTGCTCGGCGGGCACGAGAAATCCTCGCAACCCCTCCATGGGCCAGTTCATACAAGGCAGAGTTTGAGGCCATCTACGCTGAGCGGGAACGCATTGAGCGTGAGACCGGCATCAAGCATCACGTTGATCACATTTATCCGTTAAGGGGCAAGACTTCATGCGGCCTACACGTCCCGTGGAACCTTCAGGTAATAACCGCAACCGAAAACCTAAGAAAAAACAACCGCGCTCCGAAGGATACTACTGGGTCACAGATGGAGAGTGGATTGAGCCAGCAATGCGCGGGTTTAAGGAGCAGTGCTGTTCATGCGGATATGTCCACAAAACAGACTTCCGGATTGTAAATGGGAAAGTCCAATTTAGGTCCACCGTAGACGGTCGCGCGACTGGCGGCGCTAGAACAAGGTTCAGAGAAGAGTGAAGGTATATTTGGCCGGACCTATAGCCGGGCGCCCCAACTACGCCGAGACCTTCGCCAAAGCCGCCGACAAGCTGCGTATGGATGGCTGGACAGTCTTCAATCCCGCCGCCGCAAATCAGGAGGGCAGGCCGCTCCGCAAGATCATGGCCTATCTTCTGACTTGGCTCTGCGAGGAGGCGGATGCCATTGCCCTGTTACCCGGCTGGTGGCGTAGCGGCGGCGCAAGAGTTGAATGGTTGCTGGCGCGTTATCTAAAACTCAAAATCATCTACCTCTAGGCCCTTCGGGGCCTTTCCCACGTTTGGAGCAACACAAATGAACTTCGGAAGGCTTGGCCGGGTCTTCGGACGCCTCGGCGCTCAAGTGAAGGCCCCTGCCGCTGGCGGCGGTGGTGGCCCCGGCGGCGTCGGCAGTCCCATTGGACTTCTTCTCACTCTCACCAAATCCTCATAAGGAGAGACTAAATTGGCTGACAACGTAGCAATCACTGCCGGTAGCGGCACAACCATCGCCTCTGACGACATCGGCGGTGGAGTTCAGGTCCAGCGCGTCAAGACAACCTGGGGTCCTGACGGCACCGCGAATGACGCGGATGTTGCTTCTGGCAAACCGCTTCCGGTCCAGCATCGTGTCTCGGATGGCACAGCTTGGACATATGGTTCTGGTGCGATTGCCGCTGGCACACCTCGCGTTACATTGGCGACTGACAGCCCCGGCATTATCACGACTGGCACGGCCGGAACGCCATCAGCGGTTGTTTTATCCGTGCAAGGCGTCGGGTCCATGACCCCGATACTGACGACTGCCACCAATACGGCGCTGACCAATTTCGGCGCTGGCGAGTATGAGACGGTTGCCGCGTCCCAGACTGCGCAGGCCCTCGGGGCTACCGGCGCGACTGGGGACTACATCTCCGGTGTTCTAGTTGTCCCCGCGACGACCTCGCCGGGCAACGTGCTGCTGCTGGATAACGCCACGTCGATCACGGTCTTTGCTGGCGGGGCATCTTCAGTTTCAAACCTCGTTCCGTTCTTCATTCCTCTCGGGATGATCTCGGTATCCGGCGCGTGGAAGTTAACCACGGGAGCGAACGTTTCCTGCATCGGAATCGGGAACTTCACGTAATGGATAAGAAACGCGAGATTGTCACGATTGATATTGTTCGCCCTACCG